GCTTTCACCTGCTTGGTGTGGGCCATGGACCGCGCCAGAGCGCGGGTGTACCGGCTGCCAAGGCGGTCGTACAGGTTGTCCTCTACAGCCTCCTCGGTCAAGGCAAACGCCATGGCCACGGTTTCGTGGTTGTAACGGGCGGTGTACGCCTCGTTTGCTTCGTCGAACGTGATCGCCGAACCTTCGCCCTTGGTGGGGGCAGCACCGAAGCCCGAGAGCATCACTTCTTCTTCGAACGCGCGGTCCGAAGATTCGGTGGTGTAGATCTCGGAGTGCTGGTTCTCGTAGCGACCATACTCCATGCCGAACAGGGCGTTGAGGCCCGGCTCCAGCTCTTTGGCGAGTTGTGCGCGCGAAATAGCCATTGCTCAGACCTCCTTTACACGCCAGTCGTCGAGACAGTGCCACCAGCAATCGCGCCATTCGGCGAGTTGAAGTGGTTGTTCAGACGAACGATGATGCCGACACCGGCTTCGCTGAAGTCCGAGTTCTCAGGGTCATCTTGGATGCCCATGATCCGGAGGTTCAGGTTGGCGGTGGTGGCGATGGTGTCGAGGTCAAGGGTCGCGGACGAAAGACCAGTGGTCGTCGAACCGGACGCGGCGGTCGCGAAGTTCGCGTTGGCGAACACAGCGGCCTGAACCTCGGCTTCGGTGTCAGCGCCTGCCACGACGTTGGACGTCGAGACTAGGAACAGCTGGGCGGGGTCGTCATACACGAACGCCTTGACGGGGAAGTTCGAGTCAGCACCCGATCCCGGCCAGTAGTTCGAGAAGACTTTTTCACCGTTGACAGACGAGACGTACTCGCAGCCCCAGAACACGCCGAGGAGACCCACAGTGCCGCCCGCCGCCGCCCCCACGATGTCGATGACACCGTCGGAGGTCGGGATGACAGGAGAGCCCTGATAGATCTCGTTCGTGTTGCTGGAAGCGATGCGATACTCGCTGGCACCGGTGCTGTTGGTGTTCTGACCCATCTTCTTGAGGGGACGAAGACCAAAGGCACCATTGATGTTGGCCATGGTATAGCTCCTTCAGTTATTCGGAGTCGCTGCTGCGACCTCCGAAAGAGACACGACTCCGCCGATCACGAGTGATCGGCATCGAAGGATGTTCATCCTTCATCAGGTCCTGATCGACAGCTTGCATCTGTTCGCGGGTCCGGTTCCCGTAATACGCGGATCTTTCCTGCACTGTTTCTTCAGGGATGCGACACAGCATCAGCCCCCCGTGAGCGATCACGCCTTGATACTGCCCTTCTTCGACAGTGGCGTACTCGCCGTCCGGGTATTCGTCGGCGCGGACGGGTTCCCACCCTTGCCGCAGCATCTGCGTGACGTGGACTCGGTCCTCTTCACCACGCATTGCATGACGAACCCACCGATGCCGGAAGCCCTGAGGGGCCTCGGGAGCATCGAGGAGGCTGGGCGGTGCCCAAGGTTTGCGACGCTGTTCTTTGTCGCGAGTTTGTGCGGTGCGTGCGGTTCTGTCAGCCATGGTTCAATCCTTCACGTATTTGGCGTATTCCTCGAGAGGAACATTGAGCTTCTTCGCAATGGCGACCTGCGACGGAGACAGCTTCACCGACTTGCGCCCCTGTTTCGTGCTGCGAGACGCTGAAGAACCAGCAGGAGCGACCTGACTCTTCTTGCTCGATTTGGGCTCAGAGAACTTCTGCGGGAACTCCCGCCGCATCCTCTGATCGATGGCATTGTAATACTCATCGCTCTGCGGGTCAAAGCCTTCTTCTTCAACCAGCTTGCGGTGAATGCCGAACGCGGCGTAGGTCATGACCTCGTCCTGACCAAACCACGGGTTGTTCTCAGCCCAGCTCTGCGCCTTGGGGTCCGTCTGCTGCTGCGGCGCGGGCTGCTGCTGCTGCGTCTGCTGGTAGGCTGGCTGCTGCGCTTGAGCCGAAGTTGCTTCGGGCGCCGCCTGTTGCGGTCGATCCTCGGCACGTTTCTTGGCGTGCTCGTAGCGGTCCTTGTCGGTGGTCGCTCGAGCCAGCGACTCCTGCGCTTGGATCATGGCGTCCGTGTCGCCAGCCTCGTAGGCCTCCTTGTAGGCCTTTCGGGCTGCGCCGATCTGAGCCTCGATCCGGGCGCCGTACTCACTCATGTAGCCGGTGTCGAGTTTCTCCATCCGGCCCTTGAGTTTCTTGTTTTCCTCGAAGACCTGCTGGGCAAAGGTCGTCGCCTCTTGGCCCTGACGCTCAGCCTCGCGCAGCTTGGCGGTCAGTTTGCCAATCCGTTTCTGGACTGAGGCGCTATAGTCCTCGAGGTTGTCTTCACCCTCTTCGACGCGTGCGGCGGCATCGGCCACCTGCGCATCGGACACCGGCTCGTCGGTCTCGGTAGACGACGTGTCCTCTTCGGTCTGGTCGTCAAGGAAGACTTCCTGACCCAGATCCTCGTCTTGGTTCTCTTCAGCCATGGTGGCCTCCTTACACTGACTTGATGTCTTGCGGGTCAGAGATCGTGGCGATCACTTCGTCGTCGTTGATGACGCGAACCTCTCCACCGTCGATCTTGAATCGCGAGCCGGCATACCGGCCGATGCAGACCCAATCGCCCTGCTGGCACCACGGCTCACTGTCCGGGCCAAACTTGTCGGGGTCGTCATAGGCCAACGGCCCAATCCGAAGCACATACGCGACCACGGTCGCCACGGCTTCGCGCTCGCGAACCTCGTCGGGGATGTAGACCCCACCCTGTGTCTGCATGGTCTTGTAGGACTCCCAGTCCTTGGGAGTTCCCGCTACGAGGGCGGAAGACAGTTCCTGCTCCCGCTCCTGCAGCTGTTTGTACACATGTTTGGCGAAATCCACAACATCCATTAAAGATTGTCCCGGTAGGATTGTTGGGACGACGCGGTCATCGGGCCGCCTTCCGACCAGTCATCGCAGGTGTGGTCCGCTGCGCAGACGAAACGGTACATCAGGCAGTAGCCCAGATCGCCCGAGTCGTCCCCGATGCAGTCCAGCGTTTCCTCGGTCTGGTCATAGTGCCGGCAGTTGCCGCAGACGTCAGAGATGCGAAAGGCCCCGCTTTCGGAGGGGTCCCGGTAGTCGGCATTCTCCACCGCCTCAGCCTTGTTCTCCTCGTTGACGTCCGAGTCACGCGTGGCCAGTGGACAGCTGTTGTCATCATAGGCGTCGACAGGCATCAGGTCGGGCATGATGCTGATCTGAATCGTTGGCATCGGACTTCTCCTCAGTAGGTGCCGCTGAACTTTTGACCACGCGACGGCTTGACGAGCATCTGGTCGTCGGCCTCGGCCCTCGGGCTGACGTCCTCCGGGCGAAGGCGCGGGCGCATGCTCTTTTTCGGCGCGCGCTTGGTGGGGGCGCCCCGCACGAACATCTGGTCCCCGGCCTCGGCCTTGGGGGACAGATCCTTTTTCTTGGTCTTCTTGGCCATATCAGCCTCCTCGGTTCTGGGTTTGAGCTTCGATCCGTTCGCGGTTCACGGCATTGCGCTCGTCCGCGGCGGCGGCAGGATTTCGTCGATGTTCTGCACCTCGAGCGCCTGATACATCCGCTTGTAGGCCGAGTGCAGGTTGTGCATCTGCGGGTTTGTCTGCGCCAGCTTGAGCTGCTCTTGAGCCAAGGCCACCCGCTGGGCCATCGAGAAAATGTTCGGGTCGCTGACAGGGACAATGTCGATACGGCCGTCGAAATCAGCGGCTTTCACCCCCGGCTGACCGCCCTCGACCATGTAGGGGTACGCCGGCAGCGTTTCTTCGGCCACGACACGGGCCAAGATGCGGAACTCCTGCTTCTGGGCGTAATGCAGCCGCTTGTGAATGGCGGACATGACCTTCATGCCACGCTCGAGCATGGCGACCGTAGTCCCGACCGGCATCTCTTGGTTCATGTTGCTGACCTGCTGGTCCGCGATCGACACGAACCGGCGGCCAGCGTCGATGAGGGCGCCCAACAGGTTGGCCAGAGTGGCCGACGGCTCCTTGTAGGGCAGAGGCATGATCGAGTCTCGAAGCACGCCGCCGGGGGCGTCCATGTCCCGCCACTCGCCCGGTTGGATTGGATCATCGCTGTTGCGGACCCGCACACCTCGGGCCTTGAAACCACCCGGCAGGTTCGACAGCGTGCCGGCGTCGATGAGCTGGCGCAGGATGCTGGTCGCGGCTTTGCCGATCCCGCCGATCATGTGCAACAGGCCGAAGCCGTAGAAGCCCAACCCCGGCAGGAACTTGTAGTGGGTGAAGTAAGGCACCGGCCGGCGCAGGCTGTCGCCCTCGCGGTAGTTCCGGCGGATCGAA